GAATGGGATAGTAGAGTACTATACACAATTATTGAGTGATAGATATAGAGGAGATTGCCCTTGCGATAGTGTAGATAAATGGCAACTATGGTCACAGAGATACATTAGAGGACAATATCATGGTGCTCATAATCATGGTTTAACAAACATATCATGCGTATTGTATGTTGAGTTTGATGAAAAAGAGCACTTTCCGACTACATTCTATAGTCCATTTCCTGACCCTTACTATGGTACAATTAATAAGATTGCGCCTCCAGTAAGTGAGGGAGAGATACTAACATTTCCCTCTATGTTATTACATGAGTCGCCTGCTTCAGTATCAGATAAGGAGAGAACTATTATGTCATTCAATATACCTTTAAGATAAATGTATCAAATAAATGTAACATTAACTGATAAACAATTCAACTTACTAAGTGAAGCATTGTTCTATTATTCAGAAGAAAAAGATGATGATAACCTTGCTAATTCGATAGAAGAATTAGAAGATTTAATTGACATCAATACAAAGAAAGTAAAGCGAAATAGAAAGTTTGTCAACCCAGAGTGTGACATTTAATATAGTGGCACACAGGTAGTTGAAAACCTAGTGCCATGTGTTATAATGGTAGTATGAAGAACAAACATTTAGAACATATTGAAGATCATATACTTGAGGGTAAGCGTGGTGCGATCAATGCTATCAACTTCTTAGATACTAAACAGAGTCAGGTATCAGTAAAGTATGATGGTGCCCCTGCTATAGTATATGGAACTAACCCTGAGAATGGCAAATTCTTTGTTGGAACTAAATCAGTATTCAATAAGAGAAGAATCAAGATAAACTATACTCACACAGATATTGAAACTAATCATGGACATATACCTAGAGTTGCTTCGATTCTACATATATGTCTAGATAGACTACCACAGAATGATGGCATATATCAAGGCGACTTTATTGGTTATGGTGGTTCAGATACTCACACACCCAATACTATTACATATAAATTTGATGGTGTGATTGATGACATTATTGTTGCCACTCATACACAGTATATTGGTGCTACCATACAAGAGTTAGATGCTAAGTTTCATTATAAAGAATCTAAGAGTTGTGGTGTACACTTTATTGATACAGGTGCATCAATATCTAATAGACATTTTAGATTAAGTTTACTTATCACACTTGCTAAGACTATCATACCATTTGTAAGATTTCCAGAGAGCAAGGATATTCCACAGTTGAAAGTAAGTATCAACAGTTATATACGCTCTGGTCAATCACTAGATGCTGACCAGTTATCAAGTGATACTGGATACTCTAGAAACTTATTTCACTTATACAATATGATAATTGAGATAAAAGAATTACTTATGGAAGGCATCACTACTACAGAGAATGTTCAATGTCTATTTGATAGTGTGCCTTATGAACATGAGGGTTATGTAATGTCTAACAAGTATGGTACATTCAAACTTATCAAACGTCAACAGTTCAGTTATGCAAACTTCAACAATAGACAGTTCAGATAGTGGCACACAGGTGGTTGTACTACTACATGACCATATTATAATAGAAGTATATTAAACAAACACTATGAAAAAAGTATCACTTTCATTTATCGTTGACAACTTGACCGAGTTAGGTTGGGATTACTCATGTGGTAGAATGTCAAGATCAGGCATGGAAATCTATGATGGTATCATGCGCCACGTTGGTATCATAAAAGGAACAGAACATTGGAATGAAGATGTTTTTGCTGAGTCTAACGGAGATTGGTAAAAATGGAAATTCCAAAGAACAAAAAACAATTTGAGATAACCGAAAAGTTTATCGGTTGGGGAACTGCTTATGTGTGGGCAGAAACAGCAGAAGAAGCAAAGCGTCTTTATGACTTAGGCGAGTATGATGACTATGAAACAGATTTTGACAACTTTCAAGATTATGAATTTGTAGAAATCGAAGAAGTAAATCCAGTTAACTATTATCAAGGAGCGTAAAATGTACACTAACAACGAAACAGCACTTCTTACTTTGATCTCTAACATCAATAACCAATTCTATTATATTGGCGAAGATGATGACAAAGTGGCGCCATGTGATGTAAAGAAATTTACTCAATATTGCGTTGACTTTCTTGATTCTTTGGAGATAGAAAAATGACTACTACTTACATGAGAATTGACAAAGATCAATTTCACGTTATTGTGAGATCATTAAATATCTTAATTAATGAAGGTAGGTTAAAAGACTATAATCTAGAAGTTGCTGAATTTCTTGCTGAACAGATACAACTTAACATTTTAGGTTGTGGAACTACTCGTCAGAATTGGCAAATAGTAGATTGGAATGACCCTGCTGGCAAATCTTATAGTAGGGGAAGAAAACAGTATGACCATTATGGAGATTTTGAATAATGACTTTATCTAAAGAGACAATAGACAAACTTGCTGATGCCCTTACACTAGAGGTTATTGACTATATTGTCAATAATCCTAAAACTAATACATTTTTGTATTCAATGATAAGTGAGGCATTATGCGATAAACTAGGAAACAAAAATGAAGATGGAAGTTGCTCTTTTGATAGTACACAAATAGCACCTGCTGTATTCGATAAAATGAAACTATCATTAAATCCTACGTCTATGCCCTCTGACCCTGCCACTTTATAAACTGGCACACAGGTGGTTGTATCACCTCTATCACCATATTATAATAAGTACATAACAAACAAACAACTATGTCAACTAATTCAAGAATCGGTTTAAGACTTGCTGATGGTTCAATCTTATCAGTATATCATCACTGGGACGGTTATCCACAGTGGTTAGGCGTTACTCTTAATCAACAGTATCCTACAAGAGAAGATATTGCAGAACTTATTGACGGTGGTAACATGAGTTGTTGCTATACTCAATCAGGTTGGGAAATCGAGGACGAAGAGAAGTTAAAAGGATTACCATACAAACCTCTATACTACACAGAGAGAGGCGAGTCACTAGATGACAATGCTCCTAGAATTCATAAAACTATCTCTCACTTCTTTGAAGATACTAACAAGTGTTGTGGCGAGTATGCTTATGTTAAAGAACTTGACGGTACACTAGATTGTTATGGTCTATCATTCTGGAATGAAGAGACTAAAGATTTCAACGATACATTTACACCTATCAAGGAAACTATCCCTGCTGACTACCCACAGGAGTTGATGGCATGATCTATCCAAACGACTTAAAAACAACACTATTCTCAGAAATAGCAGAAATCATAGAGGAGGCGGACAATTCCGCTCCCTATGATATAGTTGATGCTATGATCGAACTAATGAATGAAGATCAGTTGAATCAACTAAGCGACATTATTACAAACATTTATCCTAAAGACTAATGAATGACCCAAATCTTACAGCAGCAGAGTGTGATGCTTTAATTCAGTTGGTATTGACCACACCTAACCGACTAACTGATAAATTTAGTGATGACTTTAAAGTTAATTTTAGAACCATAAGAAAAAAGTTAGGATACTTAGCGGATATGCAAGATGGTATAGACCAGTATCAAGTCACACCTTATGGCACAGTTGACTAAGTGGCACATGGGTAGTTGAAATTGGATTTCACTGCCCTATAATAATAGTATAACAAACACAGAGGTTTTATGAACGGATTAGGTCAATCATCTACTGAACTAAACGATATGTTAACACAGTTCACAGAATATGTCTATTCATTCTATGGTGCTCCTGATGCACTATATCCTATGGGTGTTACCAAAACAGATATTATTGGTGCTACCTATGACTACCTACACGCTATCAATACTATCAACAATGAGAGATTTACATGGGGCGATGGCGACTCACTTGATAGAGAGAGAGTAAGAGACTTCTTAGTTAGAAACTACGGATATTCCACAGATTTTGATGGTGGTAGTCTATGGGCACTAGATCAGGAGGCAAAGTAATGTCATATTGCGATAGGTGTGGAAATTTTGATGAATCACACAGAGAGTCTATGGAATATCCAAAAGACTCTCAACATTGTATTCAAGATTATCAACCAGAATTATATTACTATTGGGATAGTCCAATAGAAGAAGATTACAGTTGGCGTGATGCGGTGCCTCATGCAGATTGTCTTTGCGAGATATGCTTTGATATACTCAATGAGGAGAAGAAAATCAAGTGGAACTGTGCCAGTTGTTAAACTGTCACACTACCAGTTGAATTACGATTTCACGCTACTATAATAGTAGTATAACAAACAAACAGAGGTTTTTAAAATGACTCTAACAAGAGATTTCAGTTATGAACAACTTGCAACTATCAAGGCATTCTTTACTGATGCAGAGTGGGAGACAATTAGTGCTTCTCTTACTGACTATGAGTGTTACGCTAATGATGAAGCGGCGGAAGAGGATTTGATCGGTGGAATCCCAGTTATGGATAGAATTACCTCTATTGATGAGAAGATGACTCACTTATACAGGAGATTAGGTTAATGAACAACGAACAAATGAAAAAGCATTGTGATGATGCTTTTGAAGTCTTAGAAGTATTAGAGGACTCAGTTCAATTCTTATGTGATGAGAAAAAACTTAGTGGTCTCAAGGTATATACTTTCATAAAAGAATTCGCCACACTTAAATTAAAAGAGTTCCCAGAACCATTAACCTTAGATATAGAGTAAAATGCAAAAACAAAACAAAGACAAAATGTTAGAAGCACAAAACCTAACAGACAAGCAATTCGCTGCTCTTAAAGAGTATTATGTTGATCGAATTGTTGACAATATGTCAATGAAAGATTTGGTCATATATGTTACTGACGATATGCAAAAATGGATAGATGACCTATCATTTAATGAAGCACTATTTGAGATCGAAGAGTATTTTGATGAATACTTTACAGATACTATTGATGAGGTGTTAGAGAATGTTCAGTAATGAAGAATTAAAAACTATTCATAGTTGCCTTGATGATTACATAACAGACTATGAAGAAATGGACGCTACTAAAATCGTCCCTATCATATTCAAGATAGAGGATATGTTAACAAACAGAGGTGTGTTTATCAATAGTGCTTGTGACAGTTAACAAACTGGCACATGGGTAGTTGAAATTCAGTTTCACTGCCCTATAATAGTAGTATAACAAACAAACAAACATGACTAAAGTTATTCCAAATCAAACATACAATATGCACCAATTAGGTGTAGTATTAAAAGGTTATCAGATTAACAATGCTATGGAGCGTGCTTGGGCAACAATTCATAGTGATGTAAAACCATTTGATGGCGACCTACAAAAAGAAATGGAAGTCTTGACTCAAAAATATATTATAGAGGGGAATTACTAATGAGTTGTTTACAGAATGAGATCATACTTGAATCATTATATGAGCAAGTATTGGAAGATAATCCAGAATTATCAGAATTGGAAGCAATTAGACTAACTGAAGAACTATTCGAGGATTTATCAGAATGAAAACTTTAACACTAACCGATAATGAGTTCAATAGACTCTATGAGATATTTGAACCAACTTATATTGCTATGAAAGGCAGAGTAGAGTTAAAATCCGATCCTTATGAAAGTAATATCAAAAATTACATATCATACGACATTATTACAAAAATGAGGAAAATTAAATGAGTAGAGAACAACAGATTAAAGACTATGTAAGAGATCATTACAAATATTATGGATTTTATCCCTATGATGTTGTATTGAATATGGATACAGAGCAAGAAGAAACTCTCACTAGAGAAGAGTATATGGCGATTTACTTACAAAAGTC